AAGAGTATTACAAAGAACCTTATGATTACGACAATATAGAACTTAAAAAATATAAATAAAATGAAAATAGAGACAAAAGGAAAAACTCTAAAGCAAATTGAAGTAGAAGTTCTTAAGGCAGTTTTAAAAGAAAATAACGGAAACAAAAAAAAGACTGCTGAACAATTAGAAATTGGCAGGAGTACAATTTATAGATTAATAAAATGAAAAAATATGAATATCAAACAATAAGAGTAAAAGATGTTTGCATCAGAAAAGACAAAGGATATGAACTTCATTTAGAGGAAGAATTAAACAAGTTAGGTTATAGAGGTTATAAAGTCGTAGGCATTACCAAGAATAGATTTAGCGATATAATTATAATGGAAAAAACAAAAGAATAGGTGCTAGCCCTTTAAACCCTGCTAGTCAAGGCTTTGTTTTTAGCCTTGAGGTGTTGTTGGGGAGGGTGTAAAAGCCCTCCTTTAAATTAAACAAGAAAACAATGTATAATTTTAATTTCACACTAAAAGACACAACTCCCTATGGAAATGTCTATTTTTCAAGGGCTTTTGATATTCAAGGGATAGTAAGGGAAATGTGGCTAAAAGAAAACAATTTATTAAGTTTTCTTAAAGATTATCAGTTAATAACAAAAAAGGCTTATAATGAATATATTAAAGAATGTTTCCCCTTTGTTGACTACAAAGTAGAATTTATAGTTAAAAAAATTAATAACACATCTTTTATTTTTGAAATAGAAATAACAGATCAAGAAACAGGAGAAATCCATTGTAAAGGGGAGCAGAAAATATGTTTTGCCAAAGCAAATAAACTTGTCCCTATTCCAGAGCTATTTAAAAAGGCTTTAATTCTAAATAAAAATAAAAATGGGAAATTCAATTAATCGTGTAATTTTAATAGGAAATTTAGGACAAGATCCAGATATTAGACAAACATCAGACGGCAGAGAGTTAGCAAATTTTTCTCTTGCTACAAATGAGAAATGGGAAGCTAAAGATGGCACGCCCAAAGAAAAAGTAGAATATCATAAAATTGTAGTCTTCAATCAAGGCTTAGTAAATGTAGTAAAAAACTATGTTAAAAAAGGCACTAAGCTATATATTGAGGGACAGCTACAAACTAGAAAATGGACTGATAACAACGGAGTAGATAAATACACTACCGAGATTGTTTTACAAAATTTCAATTCTAATTTACAACTTTTAAATAAAGTTGAGAAACAAAAGAATATTGATGAGCCAAACGATTTTGAGGCTAATTTTTAACTTAAAATAAATAAACAAATGAACTATAACAATTTAAAACTGGAGGATATTAAAAAAGAGTTGTGCAGAATAGTAGATCAGCATGAGGTAATGAAACAGTTTGTTGATTTGCCTACTGTAAGAAAAGAGCTAAAAGAGGCGATTGAGTGGTTTTTAGATCCAGTAGAAAGCGAAGAGAGGAAAGATGAATCATGAGAGCATTGAATTTTTAGAAAAAGAAATACTGAAAACAAAAACACATATAAGAGTTTTAAAAAATCCTTTTATTGGTTTAGTATTCTTTTTTTGTAAGAAAAAATTAATTTCCGATATGAAAAAGCACATTGAGGCGATGGAAAATATTATAAAACAGTTAAATGCAAAAACACCATAATAGCTACGAAGAAACTAAAAAAATATACGGAAATACTATAGCATTGAGGATCAACAATGATAGTTTAGCTTTTATTGAGCGTGCAATTTTAAAAAGGAACATTGAACAAGAAAAACCTAGAGACTTTAAGTTTAGAATTAATATTTATGAAAAAGAAAAACTAGTTAATGTAATCAGAAAACTATTTTTTAAAAATAAATTAATTGACACGAGTCAGAAAAAATATAAATTGATATGATTGAATTTGACGAAGAAAAAATATTATCTGAAAAAATGAAAAACAAAAATAGAAAAGCTGAATATTATCAAAGAAATAAAGATAAATTGATATGAAAAAATGTAAGTGGAGTAGTATTGCTAAAAAAGTTTTAAGCAAAGAAGATATAGATGTTATAGGAGAAAAAGAAGCTATAAGACTTATTAACAATATACTTTCTGAATCAAGAGACGGAGTATTGTTTTTGGATGATCTGATAGGTGTTTCTAATAATTATAGAAAGATATTAAATAAACTTATAGAAAAAAATTGGCTTTTTGAAACAACAACTAATCGTGGAACAATATATCATATACATCCACTAAAGCAGTTGTGGTATTGTTCTTTTTTATTAAATCCACAACCACCAAAATTTAAATGGATAAGCCCTATTAATACTAACAATGATTAAAACAATAATAGCATTTTTACTACTACCATTAACAGCAAATGCATTTATTGGAGTTTCAAATACAGTCTTTGCTCAAGATTATAAAGAGTATAACACTCAAAAAATAGAGAATGGTTTATCGTTAAACTTAAACTACTATAAACCTATTTCTGAAAAATATATTATAGGAGTATCAACAAATAGACTAACAAGCCAATTTTTAAGGGCTGAGGGCTATTTAATAAGAAAAGATGATAAAGTAGCCATAAAAACTAAAACAAAGCTTACAACCGATTCTATAGGACTTTTCAGAGGGTTTAATAAATATTTAGTTGGGGGTAATGTTATAAATGCTAGAAAAGATAGTAACTTGTATCTAAGTAATACAAAGATCAACAATAATAAAGAAAGTGAGTTGCTTTTTGGCGTTTCCTTTGGTAAAATTCTTGATGGTGGTGTTTTGACTGCTACCTATATTTTTAAGAATGAAGATTTTGACTTAAAGAGAGGAATTAATTTTAGTTATGCTTTTAAATTCTAAAAAAAACAAAATGAAAAGAATCTTTTTTGATAAATGGAAATGCTTAAACTAGACAAAGATTATCTCACGATCATATTAATACCTTTAATAATAGGCGTTTTGGCGATTGTAAATGCCGAAACTCCAAAAGAAAAACAAGACAGATATTTTTCCTGTCTAGAAAGATATGATGAACAACAATGTCATAAAATATTTGAATAGATTAGTTATGATTTTATATTTTAAAAAAAGAAAGTTTAGAAAGTTTATAAGACAGTGCAGTATCCTTAATGACAAAGAAGTGAGAGCTAAAGCTTGGTTTAGGGATGATCTCCTTTACATAAAAAGAGGTCTAAAAGAATGGGAGCAGGAGATATTAAACGAGGAAATAAATAGAGTAGAAAGAGAAAAGAAAGAAAGAGAAATGGAAAGAGAAATGAAGAAAAGTAGAAAGGAATTTTTTGAGAAATGGGAAAAATAATTAGATCAGAAGATGATTTTCACCTACTAATAGGTAGTTATTTAAATATCAATGAACTTAATTTAAAGAAAAAGGGGTTAATATACTGGACTTACTCTCCAGCAGGAGAGTTAAGAAATAAATTAATTGCAATAAAATTAAAGAAAAAAGGCGTTAAAAAAGGAGACGCTGATTATAGGCTAGAATTTGTTAAAAACGATATACAATATACTGGTTATTTTGAAATAAAGTTTGGTAAAAATAAACTTACAAAAGAGCAGAAAGCGATATTTGAATTAAGGAGCAAAATAAAAAACACAAAATGCTATACTTGTTATTCATTTGAAGAGTTTGAAGATAGTTTGAATAATTTTTTAGGTTTTATATGCTGACAGAAAAGCAAAAAAAAGAAAGTAAAAGAGAATCAAATAGAAAATATAGACAATCTGAGAAAGGGAAAATCGCTGTAAAAAGATATAAAAAATCTGAGAAATATAAAAAAGCCTCTAAAAAATATAAACAATCTGAGAAAGGAAAAAAAACTCAGACAAGATACCTTTTGAGAAAAAAAAAAGAAAAAATAAAAATTAAATTATTGGTATTTGTGTTTCAAATGCTTAATTTAGGATATAAAATTAAAGTGAGTAAAATTATTGATTATTCAATAAATGGTTATTTGTCTAAAATTAGATTAGTCAATGAATAAACAAATATACATTAAACGTCTTCTGAGGTATACTAAAGAGGGGCAAGGGTTTTATTGCTCACAAGTCTTTAAGATCAATGAAGGGTTAGATAAGCCCATTAAGGAGCCATTGTTAAGAAATAATAAACCCCTATTTTTTTTAGAGAGACAGAAAGTAGCAATACCTAAAATGTCATATTCATTAGGAGCAGATTTTACAGGGAAGCATCAATGGGTGAAAATCTTAAATGTTCCAGAACGATTTAATATAGAAATTCACGCAGGAAATTACTTAAGAAATACTATGGGGTGTCCTTTATTAGGGCAAAACTATGATGAAAATAAAGAATATAGCAATCATGATTTAATAATTGGTGAAAGTCAAAACAGTTGCAATTGGTTTAGAAATGATTTTTTATTAAATGATAATAATAAAAAACAAACAAAGAAGGTAGATCAAGATGAGGTAATAGGTCATATAACTATTGCTTGACTTGTTAATAAGCTAATTTTATAATTGATAAACCTTCAAATTTTATCATTTCAATCTTTTGAGATTGATCTTGAAGATAACCTTTTTCTTAACGACGGGAAAAAGGTTATCTTTATTTACAAATCTCTCTATACTTCAACTCATTTTTCGTTAATTTATCTATATTAATCAAAGATAAATTAACTGTTTCTTTCTCACTAAAAATAATAGGGTTATAAACTAGACAAAAAGCACTACTATTTTTTTCCGTGCAAGATGTCAAGTTTATCATTAAGAGACATATTGCTGACCCTTTTATCAATAGTTTTAGCTTTTCCAACATCTTTTAAAGTTTGTTTATTAATTTCATTTTTTAACGTGGTTTTCCCACTTCTCTTTCCTAACTGGAATATAGCAAATATAGCTCCAAAGATTGCTAGTATTTTGTAAATTAAACTTTTCATTTTAATTTTTCTTCTATTTTCTTTTGAACTAAAGAGACTATTTTTTCACTAGCTCCCTTCACGTTGCAGATTATTATTATAGCAGATAACCACATAATAGCTTCTATGATTATTTCTTTGTTTGGTATCTCTACTGAAAATAAAGCTGTAAAGATGATTATGATTAATAATAATAAAGAAGTGATTGAAATTAATCTTCCACTACTCCAGCCTCCGTTCTCGTTTTTTAAAAAATTGTCTTCTTTATTCATTTTGATTTATCAATTTTAATGTCAGCCTTAATAGGTTTGTTTATAAGATTATTTATTGTGTCAATAACTCCATCTATGATGTGAATAGTACCAGCTGAAAAAATAACACCCAAAATAAGAAAACATACCAAACAAATTCTGCCTCTCACTTTGTGAATTGTTTGAACGCACTCTTTAAGCAGATCAACTAGATTTATTAAGGTTTTCATAATTTTTTACTTTTTTCTTATATTCGTTGATTTTTCTTAAAAAATCTAGTAAAATATCGTGTATCGTTGAATCAAAAATAATATCCGTGTCGCTGTTAAAAGCATAATAAAAATATAAAACACTTCTACCTTGTGACGCATAAGGAACAGTAATATAATATACATTATTTATTTCGTTAAAGGTTTTTTGATCGTGTCCCTCAGTTCTCCCTGTTGCGTAAAAAAAGATGTCTTTAAAATCGCATACTTGATACTCATAGCTTTCCTCCATATTTTTTAAATTTATTTGTAGAGGTCTTTTCATGCATTTTTCTGCCAAGCCACTTAAGAAGGCTTCTTTATCACGCCCTGCAAGAATTAAATCGCCTTTGAATAGTTTAGGGTTATCCTGTCTATAGCTTTCAGTATATAAAACATCATTTGAATACTTATTTTTACCAACAACGGATTTATATTGAAAATAGACTTTGTTTTGCTCTCTATCAACAGTAACGATACCAAAGGTATTAGTCAAATGAGAGTTTTCCCATGTTTTTTTTAATGGAAAATTTATTATTGTCTTATCATTTTCTAGCACTAGAAAATCTTTTATAGATCCCTTTTTAAGAACTTTTAGCAAATCTGAATATTCACGAGCTACATCTCCATTACTAACAATTTTTTTTAAATTGTCGTACTTATCAAATTTTGATCGGATTACATCTACCTCTTTTTTTACTGTAACCACCGAATAAACTACAAAAAGGGTGGAAAAAAAAGTTATTGTTATGTAATATAGCTTTTGCTGTTTTCTTAAATGCTGACATAAATTTTTTAAATGTTTCCACAATAGTTTAACTAGTTTAGAAAAAACTCCTTTGATTGTGCTTACAATTAAAGCAAGAAATATAGCCCCCAATGTTAATTCTTTTGTAAAGTCTTGAATTAGCTCCATTCTATTTTATTTTTTTTAACTTTAATAAGTTCCATAATTCCAATATTTTTTACTAAATAATAATCAATAGCTTCTGGGTGGTGGCTTCCAAATTTGCGAAAAAAATTTTCTCCAGTTGTTTTAAAATATTTGTGAAAAGGTTGGTATTTTAAAAATACAGAGCCACAATGACATTTGTTACTTTTATATCTATTTTTTTTTGAAATAAAAATATTTAAAAACCTAAAAAGTTTTAAAGAGCTTATAGCCTCTAATAAAGAATATTTTTGTTTTTCTCCATATTTGCAAAGCTTTTTAATCTCTTCATCTTCTATTGCTCCTAAATTAAAAATCCTTATTTGACCTTTTGTAATTTTTAAAAAAGTATTTGATTGTTCAATAGGACTTACTTTCCAAGAACTTTTTTTATCCATTTCTCCTACATAAAGCTCTCCGTCTTTATAAAAAATAATAAAAACATGAGCAATATATTTTGTTAAGTTGTCATAGAAAGCACCCGTGAACCACTGGATAACATTTATAATATATTGAGCAGTAAAGCCTAAAAAATTTCTAAAGCCTTTGTAATTTGATGTAGCAATTATCAAATGATCTTTAGGAAATATTTTTTTTAAGTTTTCCATATCTTTTGAAAGAATTTTTATCATGTTACGATATTTCTTTTGTTAAATCTTTTATTAGATGAATTTCTCCATTTTCATCTTGTATTTCCTTGATAGCTTTTGTTATATTTTTTTTAATGCCGTTTTTAACAGTAATTGATACTAAGCTAGGCTTAAATTTTTCTAAAATTAACTCAGCTTCATTTTTAATATTAATCATTATTCCGTTTGATATTCCTTTAAAAGAAATACTATTTAATTCTGAAATAGTCTTAGCGTTTGACACTTTATTTTTATAAATATCGTAAAATCTTTTATTTTGTGCAAAAATTAATGTTTTGCTTTCTTTATCAATAAAGAGACTACCAAAGACTTCACTCCATATTATAGAATCAGCAAAAAAGCCATAAATTTTTTTACCCTCTGATTGCCAATAACCAAGAGTACTATGTTTATAATTTCCAAAAAAAGATACTTCGTTCCAATTTGGAAGTTTTGGTAGATTTGCTATAAAATGCTCTCTCTCTGGCGTATCGTGACTGATAACTAAGGTATTACCATTTTGTATAATAATTTTTTTACTATTATTGTAAACCTCATTTAGTTCTTTTAATTTTAATTTTTTTTGCTTATCTAGCTCTTCTTGCAAAAAATATGTTGAATACTCATTTTCGCCTACTTCAAATAATTTATTGTTTAAAATTTTATAATTTTTTTCTTCGTTAAAGTTTTCACATTCAAGGGCTATCCATTTTGACATATCATTACCAAAACTTTCCATAACTTCTCTGTCTCTAAGGAAACAAAAATTTTCTACTCCCCCTTGAGAGTTTAATTTAAATAGATATTTCATAATTTTAATTTAAGTTTTAATAAGCAACAACGCAAAGATCAGATACAGTTACTATCGAAGTTACATAGGTAAAAAGAGCTGAAGATGCACTTGATGGTGTAGTTACAACAACGTAACGCGTGTCGTATTTGCCCATTTCATAAGGCGCACTAGTAGTTAAACTTAAAGTTGGTATCGCTAAAGTACTTCTGCTATAATTAGTATTAAAATCAAAAATAATAAAGTCATAATCTGCGATTATTTGTGCTAACGTTTTTGAAAGAGAAAAAGAGCTACCAGATACACTTCCATTAAATAAAGTGTCAAATGTACGCCCAGTCGGCGGAGCTTTAAAAATAACATTTCCTGTCGTTGAATCTTTTGTTAAAACTTGTCCATTGGATGCACTGCTAACATCGGATAAATTGTTTAAAGCAGTTTGCCTATTGCCAACATCAGAAAGGTTGGCACTTTTATCCATCTTACTTTCCACAGAACTCCATTGATCAACATCTTTATAATATATCTCCCTTGTGGTTGCAGACAATGCTTTAGAAACAACATCAGGAGCAGATTCAAAAGTGTAGCTTAAAAAATGAAATTGCCCTACCTTATAAATTATATCTCCCTTTTTTAAGCCTGTTAAGCCTGTTACACTAGGACTGCTAAAATTTATTAAATGTAGCCCATCTAAAGTGTTGTTAGTTGTAGCTGTGATGACATTTAAGGCGGTTTGATTGCTAACTATACTAGTTAAAGTTGAACTTCTATCAACAACAATTCCGCTATTGGTGCCTATTGCTAGAAGCGAATTAACAACATAAACAGTCCAACCTGCACCAATATTAATTGGAATAACCCCTCCAGATACATTTTCTAATATCAAAGTTCCCCCAGATCCAGTTAAATTAATTAATGAAGGTGCGGAGACTGAACCTCTAATTACTTTATATCCACCCCTGCTAAAATTAAGAGTTGCCCCACCTATATTAACATTGTTCATATAAAATGTTCCTGCGCTATCATCGTTAATGGTCGCATTGGTTTTACCGTTGTAAAACTCCATCGAGGTATTTCCATTTACCAAGTTTAATGTGCCACTAATTTTAAAGGCATCTGAAATGCTAGCCTTTATAGAATTTTGCGATGATGTGAAAGTGTGGTTAATACTTTGAGTATCAGAGCCTAAAATAACTACATTACCACTATTTGTAACTTCTGTTAAACCTTTACCAACGGTCTCAAAAGGACTAGCTAAACTTAACCCATTGTTATTATCATTACCAATTAAGGAATTAACAAAAACTGCTGAATTTGCTTTTAAGTTGTTAATCGCAACTACATCATCTGCTTGAATATTGCTATTTTCTATTTCTCCATTAGAGTTTATTTTTGCTAAATCATTAACATTTGGGTTTGTTATTTTGTCAATTTTATTAGCATCTCCACCACTATTTTTATTTAAAATTCCCATTTTTTAAGTATTTAAAAGTTTACTTATGTTTGAGCTTATATTATCTTCGGCATCGTGAAAATACTCGTCTTCTTCGTGTCCGCTCCTAGATTCAATATGTATTACTGCACCTCCCCAATTATCGCAATAAACTCTTAAATAGTTAGCTTTTTTTATAACCCCTTCTGCTTGACTTCTAATAAAAGCTTTAATGTTTGCGTTAGGCGTTCCTACAATTTTAAGTCTTAACAATAAATCTTTGTCATCATTAGATATTTCGTCTGAATAAGAACCATCAGTATTGCTATCTAGTATTTTTATAAATCTACCAGTTTTGCCATTGAGTTTGTTTTTTTGGTCTTCTGTTAAAGCTGTCATAATTTTTTAAATTTTAATTAACAATCCTACTTTTTTAAAGTTGATTTCTTTTTTTTATTAGACTTTAGTTTGTCTTTAGGTAATAAATTCCTAGACATTAAAAAATTATATTTTTTTTGACTGCTTGAAAGTTTTTTATTTTTACTAATAGTTTTTTTAGTTCTCATTTTATTATAATTTTATTTAAAGTTGTTAATGTTTTTGCATTATTAATTTTTTTCTCAACAGCCCTATAATCTAACCAAGCTTGATTATATTGTTTACTTATTGCTAACAACCATTTATCTATAATAGTTTTTGTTAATTTTATTAATTTTTCATCTTTTAAGCCATACTCAGCAAGGGTAATGTTTTGATCTAGTATTTTTTTATAACCTTCTAAAATTAATACTGTTTCAGCTCTATTGTTAGTTTCTATTACCCCCTCATCAACAACAAAATTAGATATTTTTTCTTCTCTTTTTATTTTTGTTTCAAGTATTTTAGCTTTTTTTAGTTTTCCTAATTCAATATCTTTTACTTCTACCGTTGTTGCCTCTCTCCAATCTTGACTGTAAAAACTAACTCCAAGTTGACCATTGTCATTTACTTCTTGCCCTGTTTTTATATTTATTCTGTATTTTTGCATAATTTTATTTAAATTATAATTGATAATCTATCCAGCCATAACAGATTATAGTCAGCTGACAAGCAGAAGTTACTGCATTAGCTCTATATTGTATTTGTTTATTAGTACTAGATATTACAACATCAGAATTACTATCTCCTGCGCTATTACCATTATCTCTGTCAGTTGATAAAACTTGCCTACCTGTCGCTATGCCAGAATCAATAGTAAAATATTCCATATTAGTTGTTGAACTATTTGGAAAAGTTGCAATAAAGGTAACTAAAGCTCCTACATTTAATCCTGCTGGTACTGAAATTGATAAATTTGCAAAAGTAGTCGAAACAGAAGTTTGCGCTAACTCTGTTACTCCTGCGATAGTAAATCTATTGCCATCCTGTCTAAAGCTTATAATATTAGAGGAAGCATTAGTTAAGATAGAGCCAACCCTTCTTTTTTTAGTATAGCCACTCGGCAGAGTTGGTGATAATGATAATGAAAATAGAAAATCACTAGTTTGTGTTGTAGGATTATATATTGCAAAACAATGGTATGTATTGTGAGCAGATACTGAACCAGTATCTAAGCCCCCTTGACCTGTTCCTGCAGCCCAAGAAGCATCAAGTTTTTTTGTTAATGCTGTTGCTACTGCTTGACCTGTGCCATCATCAAAATTTATAACTCCTGCTGAAAAATCAATATCATGTTCGCTATCACTACTATTGTTAGCTATTGTTATTGGTTTGTTTAATATTGATAAACCTTTTTGAGTTTGACTTGCTGATAAAAAATTGCTATAAGATACTTTTTTACTATTGTTACTATCTTCACTATCAGCAATAATAAACTTGTCATTGGCAACTACTGATGTTTTTTCGGTTAATAAATTTGCCTTTTGTTCTGCTTCGGATTTACTATAAACATCTAAAGTTGTTCTTGCTTCTTCGCTTGTTTGGTCATCTATTAAAGTTTTTATAAAATCAGTTACTGCAATTGCCCCTATATCAGCAAGGTTTTTTACTTCAATATTATCTCCTGCGTTATTTACCACTAAGGCTTTATTAGCGTTTTGGCTTGATACTGGAATATTTATGTTAGATAAATCGCTACTTTCTGGCAAAGATATTGCTCTACTTTCTTTTTCTAAAAGCTGTCTAAGTAATATGGTTAGCTTATCTAAAGCTTTTTCGTGTGAATCGGCAGGAAAAGCCCCTGTTCCAATATTATTATAATCAGTTGCTTGGCTTACATCTACATCAGAAACAAAAGTAATTTTTTGCGTTGATGTTGGGGCTGTGTTAAAAGTAATAGTCCCCAGCCTTGTGTCCTCATTTAAAGTTACTGTGTAATCCGTTGTTTCAGTTTTTACTGTGTCAACAGTATTTTCAGTAATAATAACTTTTATAGAATATTCTTTATTGTCGGCTCTGTTTGACTCTTTTATTACTGGAAAAGTAAAGTTATAGACTGTGGTTGAGCCATTTCCAGTATAATCATTTCTAGCAGGATTTGTTGAACTTGCTACTGTCATTTGTTAATCAGTTAAATTTGTTAATCCAAAATAATTATCGCCTGTGTAAGGTTCTAATATGTTTCTTAAATAAAACAAGTTTTGAAAAGGTATAGTGCTTACAAAATTTCTTGTTAAATTTTTATTATTATCAGTATAAAGATCTTCTAAAACTTGAAAAGGTAAGCCAAAGGTTGGACCAACCATTGTACCAAATAATCTTTTATGTTCATATCTTGACGGAGCTTCAACATCTAAACCTAGTTTATTTGCAATCATTAATGGAATACTACTAAATTCGCCTAATATAGTTAAAAGACCGCTTCTATCTAATCCGTTTTTAAACCAATATTCAACATCTGTTGAAATATCTTTTTGCCTTGCAACATCTTTTAAATATTGAACAAGCATTCCCATTCCTACTAAACTAACTAAAGCCTCATAAGTTCTTCTATCATCAAGGGATTGAACAGCTCTACCAGTTAGTTTGTTTAATGAAGCAAAGGCGTGAGACTTAAACTGTAATACTGTTCTGCCTAACTCTGTATTAGCCCATAAAGGCATATCTCCAATAGACTTAGTTATAATACTTCTATTAACTTGAGCAAGTAAGGAGGTTTGAAACATTCTTTTAGCCTTTTGATTATCCCAAGAATCAATGCCAGAAATGTTAAAGCCATCGTCTTTACGAGAATATTTTTTTAATTGGTCAATTATTTCTAGTGAATTACTTTCATCTAGTCCTAACTCCTTTAAAAAACTTAATTCTCTTTTATTAATTTTACCTGTTTTATCTAGTTTTAGCAAAGAATTAATAATCCTGTTTTGTGCTAAAACAAAATTCATTCCCTTAAAAGCGTCGTTCCACATATTAATACCTGTGAATTTAGAAAATGTGCTTGTTAGGTTTCCTGTAAACTTTCTAAATCTTGACTCTCCATAATTGACATGGGATAGATCAGCTAAGTTATGTATTCTTTGAGCCAAGTCTCTTTCTAGTGCCGACCCTGCTAGTTCTGCCTCTTTTCTTGCTAGTTTATAGCCTTTTGCCCTAGTTATCATAGGTATTAAGCCTTTGCCTAGGGTATTAATCATTCCGTGAGACATAACAGCAGTAACTACATCTGGAATACTTGAAATAGTAACCCCACCAAGTTTTGACATATATTGAATTTCACGCATTATTTGTCCTGCTTGCACCATAAAGCCATCAGGCTCTCTAGGGCTTTTATAATGTCCTCTTAATATATCCCTAAAGCCTTGTATAATTTCTATATTTCTTCTTTCTTCATTGTTGAGTTTTCTCATTTCTTTTGAGCCACTCTCAACCTTTTGCTTCATTAGGTTATATTCTGATCTTATTTCTTCTATTTCTTTTTGTAATCCAACTGAACCAAATTTTCTTTTTAAAGCAATATCAGAACCTGCTTGTCTAACATACCTATTAGATATTTTAGTAATATTAGTTTCTAAATATGGTAAAAGTTTTTCTACATCAACAAAATCTAATTTTCTTTGCTTTACTATTCCTTTGTAGGTTTCTATGCCTTCAAATAAATCAGCGTCTAATTCATAATATTTGTTAGTTATATTTCTATGAATACCTTCTGCCATTTGTCTAGGTATATCTTCTAGCTTGATATCTTCTAATCTGTAAAGTTCTTGAAATTCTTCTATCTCTTTTTCTAAGTTAATAATATCTTTTGTTTTTAACTTTTTAAGTTCAGATTCTATTTTATTTCTTTGATTTGGCTTTAAAGTAACATCTAAAGACTGCTTTTCTAAATCTTTTATTTTTTGAGTTTGCAGGTTTTCTAGTTTTTTTCTTTTTGTTTCCAACCTCTCGCCTAACTCATCATATTTCTTTTTAATTTCTGGAAACAATTTTTTTCTTATTTCCTCTTCAATCATTGGCGTAAACTCCTTGCTGTCTCTAACCTTTTTAATGTTGTAAAAATAGGGTAAATAGTTTGGTCTTTTTTCAATAGTTTCTTTTTTTAATAACCCTGTTTCTACAAGGTCTTTTCCCATTGGGTCGCCTATTTCTTGTTTAAATAACTTGGTTGCTTGATTCATAGCTGGGTCTTCTAACTCTCTACCTAAAAATGTGCTTTCTCCTACTGCTTCTTGGAATTTTTCAAACGAACCTTTGAAGTTAGATTTTTTATACAGTTCTTTTAACTTTCTAGAGTGGTTGACTATATTAACATTATAAAGCTCTCTTTCTAGTTCTACTGAATCTCTTGGATTTTTACCTTTAAGCAATACATCAATATTAACAAGTTTTGTTGCTATTGACTTTGCTCTTGTGCTTTTACTATCAAGTATATACCTAATAGGATTTAAATTTTTTACTGCTTTATTTAATTTTTGGTTTATTACACCACCTTTTAGTAAAAAATCTTCTGGGGTATCAGTAGGCTTGACTTGAGCAGCTCCTACCGATTGGTCACTTAAAACATTTAATGTTTCCTTGTCTTTTTGTAAAGATTGTGCTAATTTATTAAAATTTTCTTTTGAAAGCATACTTCCTGCACCACCAATCATACCACCTAAAACCAATCCACCAGAAACATTAATTGCTGACTCTTCTAAAGTTCTTGTTTCTTGCATTGATTGTAAAGCTGTTTCTGACGCTATTTCTGATACTGCCCCTACCTCTGCACCTTTTAATATACTCCTTGCTACCTTGCCCCCTTTATAAGCCTTATATCCTACCCCTGCTACTGGTATTAAATTAACTGGATCTAAAACTGCTGAAACTAACCCTGCACCTAATCTATTAATAAATGGAGAGTTATCTTGTATCTTTCTGTCTTTTTCTTCTTTATCAATTTTGTTGCTTAAAAAATCAAATTCCTTTTGGCTTTTAACATCTTGGAATTTTTCAAAGTAATACTCATCATCATATCTTGTGCCTTTTATTGCATTGCCAACATTAAAATCAGGATCTTCATCAAAGGTTGCTTGTCCAATAGATTGCATAAAAGAACCTACTGTATTGTCTCTTCTAAGACTAGCTCCTAAAGTTTCCGTAAAAGTAGGGGATTCAACCTGTCTTTTTGCTTGATACTCACGATCAATGGTTTCTGCATTGTCTAATAATGAACCTACATCTACTGGCTTATACTTCATTTTTTTAGTACCTCCCTTTGTTTTTCTCCTGCTTTATAGCTTGGAAGTTTTGTTATATCTGGATAGTAGGCGAACATTAAATTATTTTCATTTGGCTTATCCGAAACCGATCTTAATGTTTCAAATACTCCATCTTTGTTTTTATAAATAATATTATATCCTGTTTTTTCGTTTCCTACTGAACTAAGAATTGGTATTAAACTAAAGTTTTCTGAATCATTGTCAAAAAAAGTACCTCCAGATTGTTGAATTTGCAATTTAACTACAGTATTAGCTTGTTGTATAATCTCATCAGTATATCTAGGATATTGGCTTTCTATACTATATTTAGCTAATCTTGTTTTATTTCCGTCAATATCTTTTCCGACTGTGGTAACTTTCCAATTCTTTGATACTACTCTTTTAGCTGTTTCAATAGAACTGTCAAAATCCAATCCCTCATTAATGTAAAATTCTTCTGCAATCTCTATAACTTCTTGTGTCATTTGTTGTGGCACACTAGGGTCTCTACTTAGAAAAAAGTCTTGAAACCAATTAAGCCCTTTTTCTTTTTCATAAACATCTCCAAATTCATCAGCAATGTCCTTTGTCAAACTTGCTAATCTTTTATCAACATCTTCATTGTTTCTTTTATACTCATCTTTAAAATTGTTTTGCCTTAAATCCCTGTCCAAAGATTTGTTTTTACTAAATTCATTATCAGTAAATTCTATTACTTTTGTAGGGTCTAAACCTAAAGAAGAACGCTCTGCTACTGCTGTTGCATAGGCAATATGGCTTGATTTAAATTGTTCTTGTAAGGCTTTGTTTTGAGTAATTAGATTATTAATAGTCATAGCACTATTAAATCTTTGTAAAGTTTCGCCCATTCTCATTGAATTTATTACTTCTCTTTTGAAAGAAGTTGGCAATACTCCTGTTTTAATAGCAATTTCCTGCCCTTTGCCTTTTAAATAATCAATATTACCAGTTTTTATATTATCAAAATATGAATCTAAATCTTTTTGTTGAGTTTTAGGGTCTAGTATAACCTTGCCACCAATAGCTTGTTTTATTGCATTTCTTTTTTGAAATTGTAATTCCTTCTCTTTTCTTTCCTCGTTGATTGCTTTTATTTGAGAATCAATTTGTTTAGGTGTTAATGCTCCACTATTTTTAATAGAGTTTATAACGTCCTCAAAGCCTTGTTGTGCTTGTGCAAGCTCTATTTCATTAGTTGCATTAGAAAACTGCTCTGAGGCTTCTCTTATAGCTTCGTACGATATATTTTGCGTGTACTCTTTTTGTTTTCTTTGAAACGTTGTGCCAACTTTATATTCAAGATCAATTCCTTGAGCATCTGTAAAGGATTTTATTTTTGATTGTAAATAATCTGGAAGATTTCTTGTTGCTTCCTGTATCCTTAAATTTCTTTGTTGTTGGTAAGTTTCGCCTAATTTTGTAAAGTTTTCATCAATACCCCTATCATTAGCATCTAATCTTATTTCGTTATCTATTCTTCTTATTTTGTTTTTTGCATCGTTGATTTGTGCTACCTCGTAAGCTTCTTGTTCTTTTTTAGCTTGTTCAAAAGCTATTTTTTGTTGCTCTTTCTGTATTCTATCTTGTCTTAACCGCTTTTGCTGAATTAAAGATTGACTTGTTGTAATAGCTTTTTGTGTTGCTTGAAAGCCTGCACCCTCTATGCCTAATGGTTGCCTTACAGTAGGGGCTTGTGCAACTGGTTTTTTTCTTTGTATTTGTGGGCTATCGGGTATCTTAACCATGTTTTATTTACTTCATTTTACTTTTTGCATATATAGAAGTCATATTCGAACCTGTTTTTATTAACTGATTTGTAAATACATTTTTTCTAGCTCTTTTTAACTGTCTTTGCTCTGTTTTTAATTGACCCCTTTCAAATTCTAATCTTTTTACAGTATTAAAAGAAGATTCTCTAATATTTTTCATTGTTTCGTACCTATTTTTGTCTGTTTCTTCTAAGATTTGTACAGATGTGCCTGTTAATTCTATACCACTTGAGGCAATAGCTGTTTTTTGTTTAGAGTAATATTTATCAAACTGTTTACCCATTTGAATTTTTTCAAATTCTACTCTTTCTTTTTCATCCTCAATAGCTTCTGACACAAAATATTCTTGCAACTTAGCTTGATTTTCTGCCCTAGTAAATTTTAATCTTTCATTAAAAGCTTGCCCTATGCCTTTCTGGATTTCTAAACCCATTTGCATTGCCATTAATGCACCTTGACTAATTGCCATTGTTAAAAAATTTTGTATATAAATATTCGTCTTTTTTGTCGGTAGTTATTTTTTCTAAAACTGACTCTCTTTTAAATCCTAGGCTTTCAATCCACTTTACATGATTATTGTCAATAGTGGTTTGTAGTCTATGAATATTAAGTTTTCTAGCATATTTTTGAATAAATAAGCTAGTTTTTTTGTGTATAAGTATTTTATTTTTTTGTGTATAAATGGTTGGAATACTCCAACAATGCCCAACACCTTCTCTAATCATTTCTAAACCCCAAACAAAAACAACTCTATTATCTACAATAAAAGATTTTGCATTTTCTAAAGTGAAGCTTTCTAATATATCTTTACATATTTTGTTATGTTTAAAGGCTATAAGGTCTAAATGGTCTATTTTAAAATTAATTACCTTCATAAACTATTAACATTAAATTTATAAGTAACGCTCTTTATAGTCATAGGTTGTGGTTCATTTTGTTTAATTTCAACAAAAGAATTGCTATTATATGATGATTTAATCAATACTTCTCTATCTTCGTTTATTAATGGCGATACTTCATTCATATTATCGCTAAAAGTTTTGGAAAAAACTGGTTCATTATTGACTAACCCCCCTAAAGTTTCTGAAAAAGTCACACTAGCTTTTGTAATCTTTGTTAATTTATGCTGACTTGAGCCAATAACATTTCTTAAAGACAAAGCTTCAAGGGGCATAGATTTTTGTATTGACTCATAATTTAAGCCAACATGAATAATTCTTGAAAATTTACTTAAACTTACTGCCCCACTAGAAACGGTTTGTTTAGGCTGTGTTGTGTCATCTCCTGCAATATCAACTTGCTTACCCTCTAAATGATTTAACCCTGTAACTGTTTTTAGGGCTATTGACCAAGAAGAAAGACTATTAGAAGAAAAGGACTCAATAATGCTAATTGTTACCTGTGTTGAGCTTGTGTATCCCGTAATTGTCGCCTTTCCTGTTCCTGTTCCAAACTCGTGAATTTGTTTACCAATATCACTATTTGAAAAACTTGCTATACTAGATGTAGCGTTATTACCAGATATTGTTAATGTTCCTGTTTTTGTTCCGTCATAAGATAATCCACTATCAACATAAAATCTATTTATAGTAGAGTTGTCGTAATCTGGACTACAAACTTCAACATATTGTTTAGTTACTCCATTTATAACTCTTTCAACTATTATATAAACTTCGTCATTATCTTCATTATCTGAAATAACCGCTAAAGATTTTATATTACCATCTGTTTTTAACCTCCCCCAACCTCTAACATCTTGCTGTCTTTCAAAAAACATAATACAACATTCTCCATCTTTTCTAACAGAATAAATCCCATTAAAGGGGGTTTGTTGATAAGCAAAATGTGATATGCCTGTGCCTGTTATGTGGTTTGCATCTATGGTTAAATCATTTGTTGTGTATTTATCAACGTCAAAATCAAAACTAATTGCTCTTGCAATCTTGCCTCCTTTTTGCATATATAAAGGTATATCTCCCAATAGTTCGGGGTTTACACTACTACAACCATGTGATATATGCTTTTTAATATCAATATCTGTGGGAGTAATAGAAGATGAATTACTAGAATTTCTTATTCTAAATATGCCCCCTGTTGTTCCTGCATATAATACTTGATCTGAAAATAACCATCTTATAGGGTCTCCAGATTGTGAGGCTATCTTAACTGTAAACGCTTCACTATCATTTGTTCCTTCTTCAAAGTTTTCATAATCTCCTATTTGACTAAAAAATATCTTTTGTGGGCTTAGGGTTGTACCTGCTAATACTAATCTTTGTTCATGAATAGCCATAGCACTTGGATAACCCCTAACATCACTAAATTCCCCCTCTCTCCACTCGTAAGTGCTTAAACTGTGAATAGAAGATGGTACATCGTTATACAAAACCTCTGCACTAACAACTGTTGAGCTTGTAAAAGCAGTTATCTTAAAATAAGCAATATCACTATTTTTTTTTAACGTCCATATAGAACCAACATGACCAGATTGAAAAGGGCTATGCCCTGTTGCTGTTAGTGTTGTAGTGTTGCCAACATTATTATTTCCTGCTGTTTTTGCTATTGTTTTAGAAGTATCTAAATTTTGATCCATTAACGCACCTTTTAATAGCTCTACGCTTGATATATTAAATGATGTAGCACTAACCCTAATTAATTTTTGTATAGGGTGGTTAGGGTGCAATAAATACATTACATCTGCATCTTGCACAAATCTAATTACTAACTCCCCTTTGTTGTTAAATATTTCTGATTCAAGAAAAACCGTTGATATTTCTAGTATATTATTAGAACCATCTAAAACCTGCCCTTGTTGAGAAAAAAACCTCATATATTGATTGCCAATTTCTATAACATAAGTTTGATTGGCTGAAAATTCAAAAGGAATTAAAGCTGTTTTTTTAGTTGAATCTTTTACTTCATTTATATATTTAAAACCTTTTCGTCTAACTAATGAGCCTTGAGGTTTAATAATAAAATTTTGTAATATAGATGAACCGTTAAAATATCTTTCAAAGCTTGTCCTAGTGTCAATAGCGTCACTTAGTTCTCCTGCTGTAAAATTGTTTCTTAATTCCTTAGCAGTAGTCATGTTGTAGCACTTATTTGTATATTAAACCCATTTGTTCTAGCTTGATTAAAAGAAGATATGCCCATACCCTCACTACTTGACAATGATTTTTCTTGATTATCTTTACTTGAGCTGGCTTTCAACATTTGCAAAAACTCTTCCCCTATTTCTCCTACTAAAGCCCTGTTTTCTGTTAAAGCAAACCCAACTTCATAGGCTAATTTTAAAGCAAAACAATCAATAAATAAACTATCATATTTATTTACGTCAGTAACTTTACCTATAAAAGATATTTTCAATGACGAGGCATCAGTTAAGATATAATTATTTTCTATGACAAAAGGTTCGTTTCCTTCAATGCTAGTTAATTTTAAAAATTTTGGTATTGTAGGAAGTACGTAAGCGTTTTTATAGCCATATGATATAACCTTTGATGTGTCTATATTTAAACTTTGCCTAAAGGTGGCAAAATTCCAGTTGTGCATTCTTAGAACCGACTCCAAAACCTCATCATAACTAGCTTTAAGAATACCACTCTGAGTAGTGTCGTCAGTATCTACGTTTAAAATAGGTTGAGAAATGCTCAATCTTCTTAAAGCTTTATTACAAATAGCAGTTTTAGAAGACATTTTGTTTTATTTTGTTTTAAGTGAGGAGGGGGTAAAAACCGCCTCCTCCTCACGATTTGCCTTAAACTAAAGCATAAGTTACTTGAATAGTTACTGTTCCATCGGCTGAACCAACAGTATTACCAGTTAAAACAATATCAACTGCTTTGTTTGTTGCCTCGGTTAAGCCTGCTAACTCCCAAACTTGTTTGCCATAATTAGCAATATCAACTGCATTGAAGCCATTGATAGTTTTAGAAGCTGAAGCAAGAGTTTGTCCGTCCATAAAGCAATCTTTGTCTATAACTGCACCATCATTGGTTTCTGGTACATCATAAATACCTAGATCATAATCAGTACCTCCTGTTATAGCATCACAAAGAATTTTTATTTCTTTAATAACTGCATTTGCTTGAAGTCTTGCCACTCTATATTTAGAGCCGTTGTCATCACCAGAAGCAATTTCAACAGTTTCTATAATGGTTTGAAACTTAGCTCCGTTAGTTTGTGCTTTTGATACATCCAAATTAGGTGTATCAACGCTAGAAAGGTTATTTAAAGAACCTGCTTTATCTACTACTGCCATAATTTATTTTATTTAAAGTTAATATTATTTTATTTATGCTGTTTCGTTGCATTGAATAGCAACCACTTGTTCCTCCTCCATTCTAACTGCACCTAAAGATATTTTGTGTAGAATCTGAGTATTATTTAATTTATCTGGTCTTTTATCTATTGAAATTTGCTCAATTCCAGCTTGGATACCAAATTTTATAGAATCATAAGTGTACATTACTGCTGATCTAATACTAGCACTCAAAGGTAATAAAGCTTTATTAGAAACAATTTTTACATTCACTCCTAAAACTTCACTAACTCCAGAAGTGTCTATTGTTTGACCATCAGTTAATCTAAAGTCTTTATTGATAAACTCTGATTGGTTAAGAAGTGCTTGATACATTGAAGGAGAAATAGCTAAACAAACTTTGTTTTCTGATAAATCAACATCTTTTGCAAAAAACTTTTCTATTCCACTTTTGATTTTTGCAGTAGTTAAGTTACTATTACCATGAACAATAATCTGATCTGAAGGTAACGCAACTTGACTTGAAGCGTCATTTTTTCCTATCGACTCTGCTTTTCCTAAAGCGGCTGCAATTATAACTTTGTCTTTTTGTAAGTTATAAGCCCTTAAAGATCTTTGAATAATATCAGATTGTGGGTTAATCATTGATCTTGAAATGTCTCTTTCATCAATAAGAGTTGAAAAAACGCTGTCAGAACATTCTAACGCTCTTCTTGAATATTTTATTTCGTTATGAGGAGTATCTTGATTTTGTGAAATAATAGGGGTAAATTCTACGTCTCCTATTCTATCAAAAAATTCTTTTTTAGTAGTCATAGAAACTTTAGAGACTGTTTCCTCTAGTTTAGAGTTCTTTTGACCTGCTAAATGAAAAAGAGTATCTGAATACTGCTTAGTATTTGCTAATAATGTATTGGTTAAATCTGCCATAGCTTTAAATCTTTAATAATTAATAAATAACAAAAATAAGTTTCCCTATTGTTCGCTACCCACAATTTTTTAAAGACTTAAAAAGCTACCTTTTACTTAATTTTGGACGACTAATTTTTCAACTTGTCATATAACTCATTCATTTCTTCCAGTCCTTGTTTTGTTCCTTTGTGCCAAGGGTGGTTTTTATCTGAATAAATTGCGTTAATTTTATTTTGTATTTCTTCCTTTGTCAAGTCTTGTTGTCTATTAGGTGCTTCAACATAACTATCAGACATTGTTTTAGAAATATTAAACATTGCCTTTGCAACTGCTCCCTTCATCTCTGGTGTCATTTTAGAAAACATTTTATCTGCACTTTCTGGTGCAAATTTAGTCCAAAGATTTTCTGCTTTTTCTAAATTTTTACTATAATTATTGCCCCAATCTTCTTTTAGCTTACTTGTAAATTCTTCATTTAAAGCTTCTTGCTCCTTGTTAAAATCATTTATTGCTTGTTGCTCGCTATCAACATAGGTTTTTATTAACTCCTTAAAAGCATCAGGATTAACCCCTAACTCAATAGCCTTATCAGTAAAGTTTTTATAAATACCCTCGTGAGGTTTGTAATCTTCTCCAAATTCATAGCTATATTGATCTGCTTCGTATTTTTCTGGCTCTTTTGGTTGCCCTAGTTTTTTTTCTAAATTAACATAAGATTTTGCTAAACCTTCAACATCTTTAAAATTACTCAAAGACTTAGAATTTTTTAATTCATTATCTTGTATTTTATCCATCCAGCTTGTTGTTGATTCATTTTGATTTGTTTCAACTTGTGCATTTTCTGCACTTGTTGGATTTTCTACAATGTCTTGATTGTTGTTTTCGGTCATATTAGTTATTTATTGCTGTTTTAGGTTTTTCTTTTTTTTCTTTCATGGAGTTTATTATGTGGTTATATATTATAATTCCTCCCTCTCTTAATAATGCGTGAGTTTTTAAATCATCGTGGAGAAAATTTTTTAATAGTACTTGCTCTATATCTTCTATTACAATTTTACCTTCTTTTGTGTTGAAGGTTTTTTGATATGCTCTTGTTTTATCTTGTTCGTTCATTTTTTATCTTTTAAGTTTTTTAACTTTTCCAATACAAGTTGGTCAGGCTCTTGTAAAGAATCAGAAAGCATTAGATATTTAATTGTATAACCTGATGGAATTTTTGCACCTTCATGACAAGGAATAGTTATTATATCTTTATTAAATTTATTTGTTATCATTTTAATTATCTTTAAATGTAATATCTTTTTTAGAATATAAATGCTTTAAGCCATTACTATATATAACTTCATTTACGCACTTATCAGTTGAAGCCCTTACGCTACAAGGTTTTGTTTGGTCTGTATCTACAAAAATAGACATTTCTTTTATTTGTCTTTTTTGCAACATATTATCATATAGATCTTGTCCTATCTCATAATCAATTTCAATACAATCATCATAATATTTTTTAAGCTCTTGCAAAGAACTAAAAACCTTATCTATATCAATTAAAGTGTTAGACTCTTTATTTATTTTTTCATTGTTATACAGTACATGATATTGGAAATGATTAACAATAGCTCCGTATCCCTCCCTTTCTTGCCTTACAATAACTGATAAAGAATTAATTTTTCCTCTAATAGGTTTATTTGTAATTTTACAAAGAAAATAAACAACATCATTTTGTTTAAATCTTAATTTAGGTTTTTTTATATATGTTTTTGTCATTGATATATTTTAATTACTTCTATTTTATTAATTAAGTTTTTATTAATAATCTCTATTCTAGGTATATATCTTTTAAACTGCTTTTCAGTTCCTATTAATGCACAAACAGGCTTTCTTTTGTATTCACAAGAAAAAAGTAATTGTTTTTTCTCATTATCAGATAGATTATCGCATATAATATTTATTTTTTCAGCATAGTATATCGCTTGTCCTGCACATTCTGCCCATTTAGGGGCGAAGTCATGTTCTATAGCCTTTGTATCAGTTAGACAATCAATTCTAGTTTTATCTTCTAGTTTATATTCTGTTTTTCCTCCTAAATTATCACAATGTATATCTTGATAATATCTTTCTTTTTTCTTTGCGTTTGCTTGAAATGTAAAGCTATAAAATATTAATAATGATGTTAAAATTATTTTTTCCATTTTGTTATTTTAAAATTTTTAATTAATTTTTCTGTTAAGGGAGTTTTGCAAACCCCTATCAAAAAATATTTACCATCTTCTACTATAACTTTTTGAAAAGATTGCCCTTTTTTCGTGTTTACAATGACTTGGTCGTTATCAGCAAGTTTATTTTCGTTAATATCTTTCATTATTTTATTTAAGTTTTTCCTCTGCTTTTTTGTCCCAACCTAATATTTTACAACAAATAACAATAATGTTCATTCCTGCTAGATATGGTAAAGCCATTTTTATAATAGGCGGAGTTATTACTAAATTAGCAACAAAATATAAAGATATTGTTGATATAAATATTGCTATATACTCATTTTGAAACAGTTTTAAAAACCTATTGTCTTCTTTTAAGCCAAATAACTTTAATATAAAGGTAGGTAAAAAACCAACAATGATTTTATTGGTCTCATTATAGATTTTAATTAGCTTTAGTAATAGTTTTGATAGTTTTTTTAATAAACTATCTCTATTAATAATTATTAAATCTAAATCATTATTTTTCATTTCTTTTTACTACATTTAAAATCGTTTGATTACAACACCCCCATTTTTCAGCTATTTCTTTAAGTGTCATTGCTTTTCTATCTTCAATAATTCGCTTTTCTTGTTCTTTTGTAAATTTTCTAGGTCTGTTCGGTGGTTTTTTAGGGTGTATATAACCACATTGAGGGCATTTCATAAGCTGTAAATTTCTTGACTGTCTAAGTTTTTATAAAAATGATTAAAAGTTTTCTTAAAATAGACGTCTACTTTATTATAAACAATTTCTGCCTCTTCTTTGGTTTTATAAGCTCCCCATTTTACAGTTGTTCTTCTATCTTCTAGCTCAAATTCTACTGTAAATAGTTTCTCTCTAAGCGTCTTAACAATCATCTCTTTAAGTTTTTTTTTATCGAGCTTTTTTATATGGTTAAAAATATCTTCTTTTTTTTTAAATTTATGTTCTCTTTTAAATTTTTCAACAATCGCAGAAGCCTTATATTGACTTAATAAGAGAAAGTTTATATTAGAATTATCTTCGTACAATTGGCGATGAAAGTCATCTAAATTAACTTTTCCTTTTTGATGAATTAAAATCATTTCTTTAAATAGCTCTTCTATTTCTTCGTTTATCTCTTCTTCTTTAACTGGCGATTTATTATCTACATTTCGTTTAATACAATAAGATTCTATATCCCTTATATCTATTGGCTTATAATTAGAGAATCTAATTTTCCATAATGGATTGCTCATAATTTATTTAATTTTAGTTTTATTGAAAATAAATATTTATATAATAACTAAATTACTTATTGTCAACAAAAAGTATCTTGCTTTTTAGGGGGGGCTTAGCACGGTGGGGAAAGTTGTCTAAAGTCAATAAATAGGGGAGGTCTTGAAATTGGCTAAATATAGGATTATTGTTGCGTTTTGGCTATTTCTCCCACTACTTTACCTTGTTCAAGGGATTGCATTTGTTTTTGCTGTTCCGTTCTTTCTTTTCTTACTTGCTCAACCTTATCTTCATCTCTATACAAATGTGCGTCAATGTCCAATATGTCGCCATATTTTTTAGTTATCTTGTCAAAGTCAATCAAATCTAACACTTGAGGTTGTACTTGTGCCAAATTGGAAACATTGCCGATAAATTTTTCAATCATGGTAGCTTGATTCATCTTTTGCGATTGTGTAACTGGATTATTGTAAATAACTTTAAATTCCTTACCTTTTATTTCTTTTGGCAATTCTTTATTAAATAAGCCATTGCCTTTTATTAATTCTCCGTTCTCATCATATATCTTATTAAAAATAATATGAAAAGTTGAATTTAATAAATCTTCTGTAAATTGCATAATACCGACCGCAAACTCCCCCATAATTCTATAAGATTCTGCCCTTAACTCTAATACTTGGGTCGCTGTTGCTCTAGGGTCATCAAATATTTTTAGCTTATCTAAGAAAAATACCTTTTCTATTGTGTCAAACTTTCTACTCATAAGGTTTTCATCTTCCCTAATATCGCCCACAACCACTAAAGGCTCAATAGGGGATGTATTACCGATAGCTGTTTTAGTGGCATAGTTACAAGCTCCTGCTCTTAGATTTATAGGGTCATCAAACATCTCCCCATATACCACTAAGGGCGGACTAGCCTTTTTCTCTACTAGATTATTGTGTTGTTTGCTTATTTCTTGCACTTGTGAAGAATCTGCAAATGCTAAATGCCCCCGCCCTGTTCCGTATAAGTCTTGCGTTGCTTTTTCTGATCTCGCAACGGCAAAGGGGAATTGACTAAATCCTATTTCTTTTATCTCGCTTTGCTTGTCTACTTCGTACCATTTACCAGCAATAGGCATATTTAATTGATCTAATTTGTTTTCATCATATCTTTCCCTAGGATATATGATTAATTGAATATCAAATTCTTTATTGTCATCTTTTTCATTTCTGATTTTATCACTTAATTTTGCGTCTTTATCCTCTTCCCACTTATCAAGTAACTGTTTTTTTGTCATCTTGTAGCTTAATATAACGCAATCAACGAATCCCTCTGAATCTTCACTAATCAAAAAGTTTTTAACTGATATTGTCTTGTAGTTAAGTGTTGCTTTCTTTCCCTCTTGAATAAATGTTCCAGATGTGCCGTAAATGATTAAATCTAGTATAGCTTGGCTAAAAGATATTTCAAAGTTGCTCTTGCTTTTAAACATCTCACTCAAAATAACATCTGTAAAGCTTTCAATCCACTTTTTAACATCATCTTTTTTAGCAACTTCTTTATCAATAGCTGTGAATTGAATAGGGTTTATATTTCTATTAAAAAATAGACTTACTACGATTGACTTTAGCGTGTTAGCTGAAAGCATAGGTTGACTTTCGTATATATCAGTAATCTTTTTTTTATCTCCTTTTGCTTTTTCCTGCTTAAATGTTGCGTTTTGTGGGTCAAATATCTCTGCTAAATGTTGCCAAGTGGTTACCCAGTTAGTTCTATTGTCTTTTAATGACTGTGATTTTTTGATTATTTCTTTGATATTCATTGTCCTAGCTTTTGTTTTATAATGGTAGGATTAAAATCTTGACTCATTCCCGCAAATGTTCTTTGAGTTCTTTGTTTTCTTGCTAGATTTTTTTTTCTATTTGAATCATAGAAGTCAACTTCCCTTTGTTTTTCCGCTTGTTTTTCCGCTTCTTGTTCGCGTTCCATTTTTGCCATTTTTTCGTTTGCTCTCTTTTTTTCTAGCTTTTCCGCTCGCCTTGTTCTCTGTGCTGTGTACGCTGCTGAACCTGCACTTGCTACTGCACTTGCTATGTATATCGCTGTTGCTGTTTCAATACCCATAATTATTTAATTTAAGTTATCGCATAAGCTGGCTTTTTAGCTTGTTGATTTAGATTTTGCAACCTTTCAATCTGAATTGCCATATATCTAAAAGCATCTGCACCGTGGCTTGTCCAATCGTGCAAAGGCTCATCACTAAATTTATTTAGATTTTCATTAAAAACCCTTTTATAATTTTTCAATGCTTTAAAGCCTTTCTCACAAGTAAGTTTATTAAAAACACATCTGCTGAATATTGATCTAGCTTTATTTATGCCATCTGCGATTGATAGCTTAGGCGTTATATTAAAATTAATACCGTATTGCTTAGCTGTTTCTAATCTACTCAATCCACTCGTAAATTCTCTATTTACTATGTCATGCGGGGCATTATGACTATTGTAAATATAAGGCTTGTTTTTGATTTCCTTGATATAATAATCTAACCCCTTCCCAAAGTCTTCTATGTAGTCAATGATGTTAATAACGTTTCTTTGTTTATCATATTGAGTAAACCAAATAGCTGTCGAATCTGAAACGCCCAAATCCCAGAAAGTGTTAACCATATAAGCATTGTTATAAGGCAGGTTTGTATATCTTCCCTCTTTCTCTACAAGCTCTGTTTCAACTCCATAGATTGCCCCACTAATATTAGCGTTAAAATCACAATAATATTCTTGGTTGAATATATCTAAGCCTCCAGTCTGCTTAGATAGTTCTTCTTTTATGTTTTCAAGTTCTTCTTTTGGTATTGCTCCAGTATCATCAACGGTTAAAACCTGTGCGAACCAGCGTTTAGATTGCCTCGCCATTTGCAAAAGGTCGTAAGCGTGGTTGTCTTTGCCATTAGGCGTGAAGTTAAAACCTGCTGTACCTCCGTTTCTTGCCAACATAGGTTGGATAATTTCTGACCAAATGCTAGATTTTTGTAAAGCAAATTCACTAAATAAAACCCCTACTGGTCCCGATCCCCTCATTGCATCTTTGTTATCACTACCAATCACCTTATAACTTGATCCGTTTATAAATTCCACTTCCATTCTATCGTTACGAATATGCTTAATTAGTTGTTTTGGGATACAATCAAGATATTTGACCCCTTCATGTGTACTGGCCTGCCAAATTGCGTTGCGTCCTTGATTATATTGAGGGAAGATATGCCAATAAGGTCCTATTCTTTTATAAATAGCTTTGTAAACCAATTCATTTAAGCCAAATAAGTCTTTTCCTGCTCTTCTATGCCAACAATAGACATATCTTTTATAGTTTTCTTGTAATATGGCTTTTGCAAGCGGCTTTTGATATTCTGCGGCTTTGAATTTGTAAGGAAGTGAAATATTAACCATATTAACTAGTTTTCACGCCAAATCCTGCCTCTGCTCCGTTATGAATATTAACTTGTTTTTCAATTATTTTATCTTCTTCTTTAAAATCGTCTTTAAAAGCACTTTTAATATAAAATATAGCTAAAGCAGGGTTGCATTTCTTATCACTAAAAGCCGAATCTCTTACATTTTTCATCCACCAACTTTTTCGCAAAAGATAGCATTCTTTTATTGTGTTGCATAAGTCAAGCTCTTCTTCGCTTAAAACCTTGGGATCGTCTTTCTCTTTTTTTAATAAATTATAATATGAATCCCTTGTAATTGGCAAAACTTTTAACATTTCTTCAACGTGCGCCCCTTCTTTAGCTAATTTAATCATTTCTTTTCTGTATTCTTCTTTCTGATCTCCCTGCCATACTTCTTTAATAACCTTTCTAGGTCTATAGGGTGGATTCTTTGACATATTTTTAATATATTTAAATTAATTAATTAACTACCATCTCAATAATATACATTTTTTTAAAAAAAAAGCATTTTTATTTATTTTTCTTATTGACATTATAATTTTATAATATTATAATCTTTTTAACACCACAACAAACAACAGCAACTTAAAACAAAAAACAATATGAAAAATTTCGCAATAAGTAATCTTAATAGCATAATGTCAAAAGATATAATCATAAAATCTAAATCCCCTATAAATGCTATTCGTGAATATAAAAAAACAAAAAATATTTATAAAATACCAACCAATCAAGGTGGAGCTAGTTATATGGTTAGAGAGGTAATTTATAAAAACGATAAAGTATTTTACAAAGCAGGTGGTAAACATAACTTTTACGCAACTTAAAAATAAAAACAAAATGAAATTAACTATTGAGCAACAGAAAAAACTAGTAGCAGATTCTACTTTTTTTGTCAAATATATGAGTTATGACAACTACGAACTAACAAGAAAAACACCTACCATCGAAGAGTTTTTTTATTTAAAAAAAGACGAGTTTGAGCATTTAATCTAACGTACAAAATTTAAAATAAACAACTAAAACAAAAATGAAATTAAAAACAGTAAAAAAAAGATTTATTAACAGTAAAAAATTTTATTCAAACTGCCCAAAGGAAGCAGAAGAAATAGGCTTAAAATTTTGGAAAGAAAGCATCAAAACAATAAAAAAAATGTTTTGGCACGCTGGAGAATTCAATAGAACACCAGCTTTTATGATAGAATTTTGTGATGCAACAAATGGAATTGATGGAGTAGAAAGGTAGATTAATATAATTAACAAACACCACCAACCAACAACTTTAAACTAAAAACAAAATGACAAAAGCACAAATAGAAGAACTAATAATTAACGATAATTTATATTTATTAAAATCAAAAAATGAAAGTAAATTTTTTTATAATATAAAAAGAATAAAATTAATCATTAAGCATAATTTAACATTAAAACAATATGAAAAAAGAAAGCCCCTATAAACCAATACAAATAAAAAAAGAAATTCACAAGGAGCTTAAAAAAATAGCGTTTGATGAGGAAATTACTATCATTGAGTTGATTACAAAACTACTAAAACACTACAAAGCAACAACTTTAAATAAAAAATAAAATGAAAGATTTAAATTTCTCAAAACTACTACAAATAGGCAACCAAGCGAAAAAACTAAGGGAGCAAATGATAGAGAAAGACGCAAAATTCTCTTTAATGCCATTAAATTATTTTATAAAACTTAACTACAACTTAGGCAATCAAAAACTTAACACTTTCAAAAAATGGAAAAATCAAGGTTTCAAAGTTAAAAAAGGTGAAAAAGGTTATCTTTTTTTCTCTGCTCCTAAGCAAGTAAAAGTAAAAACTAAGGCAGAAGAAGAAGCAACTTACAGCCGTTTTATGAAATGTTATTTATTTGCAGAAAGTCAGGTTGAAAAAATGGCATAAGTTAAAACCACCAATAAACACCACAAAACAACAAATTTTAAACTAAATAAAAAAATGACAATAACAGAATACAGAGAAAAAGCAATAACAAAACTTATAAAAAAATATAACGGCTTTTTTGCCTTTAGCATAGAGCAATTTAACGAAGCTAAAAAAGAAGGGTTAAAATATGTTTCACGAGGTGCGGGATTGTATCACGAGGCGGGAAAGGTGAAAGAATTTGATAAAGAATATAATGATATTTTTAAAAGAAAGCCTAAAAATTTAAACTAAAAAAGAAAATGAAAAATTACAAATTTAAAAAATTTGAAAAAACAATGATAACAAGAATAGCGATCGAAATGGCAGAGAACAACATTAAGCCAAATCACGAAAATATTAAATCAACATTTAAAAAAATACTAAAAAGAGACAAAGAAACACTAAAAAATAGCGTAGATGTGGTATATAAACTTTTAACCGCTGATGTATGGTCAAGAGTTAAAAAACAAGAAATAGATAAGAAAGCAAATATTTTAAAAATGGTAAAGTAGTTATTTTAGGTAATTATTTTCAAAAAAAGTTAAAAAAATATTTACTTAAAGAGGGAATATCTCAATTTAA